ACTCGTTCATATTGGTCCATAGTTTGTATGATGCTCTTTCGAACATTAACGTGTTTAGTTAATTCCAACAATCTTTGGGCTAGTACACCCAGGATGGGAACATTGTTATATTCACACGCAATGGAGAAAGCTTTCGCTCTCAGCAGTGACATTCTGCACGCGTCACTACAATCCACATATCTCCTATTAGACCATCCAAATTTCATAAGGACTTTTCGTATGTCCGGAATCGAGTGGAAACTGCAGGGTGCAAAAACTAATCCGCAGAAACTAGCCTCGTTTACTAGTCCAATAAATTCCACTTTGACGACCCAGCCATAGCTGAGCCACCACGCCTCGGTCGGCGCAAAACCTTTCCTATACACAGCTAAAGAGTCATCACCTTCATTCTTCGACACTACATATGGGTAGCGCCCGTTAGAAAGGTCATAGGAGGCAAAATTGGTCATTATGTACATTGATGCTGTATTTTTAAAACTTGTGTTCATTTCCCCAGAACACAAGATACCATTCACTAGTACATAACCAAAATTCCTCATCTTTAGTTTTCTATATCCATCTATAATATTTTTGAAGAACGCTTTCAACGTTTGAGAGTCTTCTATTTTCGTCCACAGCCTTCGGATGACCGCGGGATCCTTTTGAGCAAGACCTGGTGTTCTCATGAATGTAAACTTCACTGCGCGCAATAGTCTCAATGGCACTTGTATGCCACCGCACATGTGAATCATGAGTTCATTGGAGATTCGATATCGGGGATCACCGACATTCTTAGTGTCGCGAGGTGGAATATTTGCATAATGATCTTCCATAGCTGTCGCGTCTGAGCTTTGAGCTTCGACTCCTTCCCCCCCCAGATCGTCCCAGATGGCTTTCGCCCTTTCTGAGACAGGGACGGTTTTTATCATCGCTCTGCACTCCACTAACATCTCCATACATTTGTCTGCAATCGGTCCAAAACCCACTTTCAACAAGTCACTCGAAGAATTTATCCATCTTAATGGTTTTTCTTCCTCGTATTTCTCATCTTTTGTGAATGATGCCGCTTCAGTTGGATCCGGGGATTCATCGGGGTCATACCCAGGTACAGGTAGCAGTCCGTTTGTTTCTAATTTTACTAGAGCTTCCCGTAGCTCTTTCTTTCTTGATTCTGGATGATTGATATCTGTTATCCAGTCTTCTTGGCTTTTAATTTCGGAAGTATGAAATGTTCTGAATTGTGGGAAGATGAATTTTCGAGAGTAAGTCAGTATTTTCTTCATCTTTTTGAAATTACATATTGGCACTTCCGCAGCCAATCTCTTCATAGACCCCACGATAACCGAAAGTTTATCTTTATGATCAGGACCCATTAAGGAGGCGTCCTTTAAGCATACAGGTAACGACACTGCCACCATCGTGTCATCTCGCGGCGGCGGTGCACCGATTGTTCGAAAGTAGAAGTCTCCCCTCATTGGTAACTTGAGAGCTTTCTCTAATTGGCCTTTCGTCCAATCTTCGCACCTGTAGCCCTTCATATAGAGCTTTCGGGGTGGGGCGGTACAAAACTCAGATAAGCTGGCACTTTCTGAGTTACTAAAAAACGATTGAAAAATAGAGAATCTTTCAGTGGTTCCACTTTATTAAAATGGAATTCTGGGTCTGCTAAAGGGACCGAGAGCGTGTTCTCTAATAACGCTGTTGTGCAACTTTTGTGACGCCCTGTGAGCATCCCGCGGCGCACCCCGCGGATAAGATCCTCCGACACTACAAGATCCCTTGCGGGCATGTTAAATAGTGGGAGGAAACTCTGACTAATCTGTCTTCCGTAATTAAACCCGAAGATATTTATGTGGAAGGATGCATTCTGACGCACCACATAAAAGCGGCAATTTCCAGGAGCAATGTGCTGCTCTGAAACAGGCCTGGAATCCGCCACCACCATTGAATCTACCACAGAAACCGTTAGATTCACTTTCCACCAGAAGGATTTGATGAAGAGATGATCTAGATCGATTTCTCTCGTCAAAATATCTCCGACGCGAAAAGTGTTCAACTTCTTAGGATTTGACAGACGATCTAGTTCAGTGTCTATCTTCACAATCTTTCGGGCGTTGATGGACATTGCATTTCGAAACTCATGCCTTGGGTCTGAACAATTACAATTCAACATTGTTCTGTGGCATAAACTGCAATCTAGATTTAACATGTGGGTTGGGTCAATTCTTAAAATATCTTCACGTTCGGCTAACAGATCAGCC